AAGAATGCCTCTTAGTCGAAAAGCTCTTTCTTTTGCAGGGAGATTTTTCCAGTTCTCTCTCAATGCTTGTTTCTTGTGTAATTTACTTTCGGAAGACATATTCTTATGACCCAAACTTAGACATTGACTTCTATGTTTCTTTTGTTCTTCAGTCAAATTTGCATAAGTAACTTTAAGAGATTGTCTACGTTTGTTTACAATTTCTTTATCCGAGCCGTGATAAATAGCAGCACATTTTCGAGTACAAAATTTACCACTATTTTTACTTCTACTTTTCGGAACAAACTCAATTCCACAATTTCTACAAACATGAACCATAAAATTAATCCTAACTTATTGTTTTTATTAACTATGCGTCAAATTTAAACAGATGACCGCCGCGTTCGGATTTTCAATTGCTAAATCTGCCCTGATGGAATAGAAGAAATATGTTCCCTCATCTTCGGGGGCACGCTTTGTTTCCATCTTCAGGTATCTTTGTAAACCAATGATGAAATTCTCTTTATGAGTCAGAACACAATCGGTATAAATGTTACCACCCGCCCCGGCTTCATAATCTTCTTTTCCATCATTAACATCATCGGTTGCCACATAAGTAATAGGCATACCGGGTATAGACACTATCGGAACTGTTCCATAAGATAATGCAGCTTGTCCAAGAATGGCATTATCACCAAGAACAGTCGATCTATCTGATAATGCTTCAATATAATCCGAAGTCACAACATCATTCTGGAAATACCTTAGATTGCTAAGACCGTCGACTTTATATTTCGATGGCAATTTGGCAAGCATTTTTCCATACTTGAATTGCCAAATATTGGTAACAGCATTTTTCTCTGCAATACTACCATCATCTATAAAATCAGTTCCATGACCTGCCATCGTATTAGAAGCATCGAGAATGGTTGCAGTTTCAGCCATCACAGCATTATTAATAAGCTGGTATCTCCAACCTTCCCACAAACTCCTGATTTCGGTAGCAGCAAAATCCTCTTGGGAAACCCAATATGCCACATCAAGTTCATTGGCTATTTTCTTTGCCACAATCTTCATAAGATGATCGGCAAAGGCGGGGCCTTCAATACCATCTTCAAGGTCATCATCATAAACAACAAGAGCCCCTCTACATTTCTTCGAGGCAAGTGTAATTTTATCATGAGCAAATTCTTTGGTATATTCAGCAGCGGTGAATGTTGCTGCGGGATGCAAGAATGTACCGCCAGCAGCAAAGCCAGCATACCTGATAATCTTCTCAGGTTTTGACATCTTGACTATCCTTGCATTTTTATCCCATTTAGATTCATCAATGACATAATCAATAAATTTATCTGCCTCTTCCTCAGTAAGTTCTATAGCAGGCATAGATATTAAAGCGGCTGCCTTGATGAATTTTTTCTTCGATAAAAGATCCTTATTTTTAATCATTTTTCAAACATCCTTTCTATCTTTAATTAATTAATTACTATTCTTCTTTCTCAAAGGCAAGAGAAGGCCACATATTATCATCATCTTTTTTCAGGTTGTCGGTATCATCATCATCGTTCCCATCAATGCTTTTTCGAGTTCCTTTTTCTTTCTCAAGAACAGTAAGTCTTTCGGCGACACCCTCATTTGCTTTCTTCGAATCTTCTGTCATCTTAGAAATTTGGTCGACAACTTCGGTTACTTTTACATTCAAAGTTTCGCTCATCTTTTTAATTTCTTCGGAAAAATCTTTATCAGGATCATCGGATTTTTTAAGCTCATCTTCTGGCAAGAGTGTTTTGAGTGATTCAAGTGCTTTTACAGCTGCTTTAATTTTCTCAATAGTGTCTTTCGAAAGTTTCTTCCCTGCTTTTTCTAACTCTTCTTTAGCTGCCTTTAATTCGTCTTCGGCCTTTTTAACTGCCTCTTTAATTCCATCATCGGATTTTTTAGCAGGAGAAGGATATGCACCGGTAGCATATTTAGTCATCGTTTTAATTGCATCAAGAAGGTCGGCAGGCATATCTGCTTTATACTTATTAAGCATATTTAATGCACCACTAACCGCACCTTTTGCCTCATCAGATAACGCCTTTGCTAACTCAACTTGCTCTTCTGAGAAATCTTCCCCAATAAAATCCTTGTAAACCTTAATTAAATCCTTCATTTTTTCTACCTCATTTTTATGGATTTGTATTTTTAGTCCACATTCTGAACATTCTAATTGAATGCAAGATTCGTCTTCATCAATTATTTCCTGCTTCAGGACGTTTTCGCAATTTGTACATAAATAATTACCATCTGAATCTTTCTTCAAATCCTCCTTAACAATGAAAAACATCTTTCGGTTTGCTGGAGAGGTTACTAAAGAAATTTCATTAATTTTTATATCTTTAAGTTTTCTTGCCATATAATAATCATCTCCATTCTAACACAAAAAAATGCCCGACTAAAATTTATTAGTCAGGCATCTTTAAAGATCCATTACAACTAAATTTGTATTTCTCTCCGTGAATGCTCCCTCTTATAAAAAGGGCTTCTATGGTTTAAAACCAAAACACTGCATTCACAAGGTCTGAACATAATATAAGTAATTTTTTAAAATTTGTAAACAAAAAAATTTTCAGTGTCCAGACATTGCCTCTCCTGCCATTGAAAATCCTGAGAGATTCCCCGATAACACATCCTTCCAAATATCCTTTTCTTTCCCCAAATAAACACTTAACCACCAATCCCCTTTTCGAATCAAGAATTCATTACCAAGACCACCTTTATGATGATCTTCATCTGCTTGGTAACTTTCAATAATAGGAATATTTTTTGTCTTTCCTTTATGAAGCAACTTAATATTATGGGTATTGATCATATAATATTTGAGGGCTTTCCAAATTTCTACTGAGTCAGTATAATCGCCTTGAGTATCAGGTTCTCCGCTTGCCGTATACACAATCCCACCCACAATAAACTCTTTTTCATTAATTTTTTTGAATTTGAAAATAGATTTAACCTCTTCATCTTCTTTAATAAGTTCTTTTCTTTTTCTATCCCATTCCTTTATTTCAAGTTTCTTAGGCGGGTTTGACTTCATTTCTTTTTTTGCTTTACGATATAATTTCCAATAAGAAATTTTATATTCTTCGGTACCAAGTTTGGGGGGCAAAATAGGGAAGAATACAGACCTGAGAATATCAACTATTTTTGCATAGTAAGAAATTACATCCTTCAATTTCCAATCACCCCATTTCTCACCAGCTTCTAATTTAGGGTATGCAACTTTTCCAAGATATTGAAGATCAGCAAACAATTCTTTGTATTCACCCTTTGGATTCTTTAAGGCATCACACAGACCAGTCTGTCTCAATTGCTCCAAATCCAGTTTTACTATTTTTTCAACAACGCTTTCAATCTTCCCAGCAAGTGAAGTCCACCAGATCACCCAATCCGGCTGTCCATACCACGTTTTCCCTGCCACAACTATTCTTGGCTCACCTTGATTCCCCACGTTCATAAGAGAATAAAGTCCTTCTAATTTATTCAATTCACTTTGAACCACCCCCGAATCACCCTCACTTTTCAATCTGAATACAATGTATGATACCCTATCTTTATCATGACCCTCGCAAGACGCCCTTACTTCGATTTCAGGTATAGAATTTAACTTCTCTATCCATTCACATTTTAAATGCTCATCTACTTCAATACCATTGCATATTTGTTGTTTGTGATCTGACCTACCGCTTAAATCTTTTGTCTCACCGTATACCGCCAAATGTGCAAAAGTAGGGCTATTTAAAAATGGTGTCTCTTGTTTATAATATTCAGCTGCAAATTCCGGTTCATTAATTTCTCTGATTTCAGCCGGATTATGAGGTATCAATACCAAATCCCAAAGAGGTTGGTTTCGCCAATTGGCTCCGTACCTTGAAGGCACCCATTCCGTTTTCTTTCCATCAAACTTCTTTTCAAAAATCCTATCAATTTTTAGTCTTAAAGCAGAATCGAGTTCCATAATAAATCTTCCATCTTTATCTACATCGGCTTTAATGACCAAATCAATGTCATTGAACTCCCTTTCATTTTCTCTCTCATACATTAATGAACCACTTAACGAAATGAACTCAGGCACCCAAACAAAAGGAACCAGAAAATCAGTATCCAATTTCAAATGTTGTTCTTCACCTTTCTCTGTCATTACTTTTATTTCATCTAAATTCATGATGTTCCTCCTATATAGTTATGCTCAAAATCTCAGCCTACACTATTATAATAATTATATTCACCATTTCTCGTTAAAAATTTAATCCAAAATATAGAAGAATTTCCATCCCTTCTATAATTATTTTCCGCCTTCGCATGGCAGCTTTTACAAAGAGTAATAAGATTATAATCATAATTATGACCAGACGAATGAAATGGGGTGATATGATGAACTTCTAATTTAGAAATACTACCACATAAAACACAGCTAAACCCATCACGCTTTAAAACTTTTTCTCGTATCAACTCCCATTCCTTGCTATGTCTAAAATCATAACCAGTCCATCGAACATTGTTTTTACCTCTATGCCATAAATTATGACAGCTTCGTGAACAAAAATATCTATCAGATAATTTAAGTCTACTACTCCTCTTCTCAAATTTCTTTCCACAATTAGAGCACATAACTTCAACCCAATTATTCTTTCTCATTGATTTCCAATAACATTTAAAAGAACAATACTTAGCAGTTTCACTTCTATACAAAGATACTCTAAACTCTTTACCACAAATGCAACAAGTTTTTTCAACTTTCCTATCTTGTTTCTCAGCAATTTTGGAATACCATACCTCTTTCCTTACTCTAATTCCTAATTCATAAGCTTTTCCATTTAGAGCAGCTCTACTATGCCCACTCAAAAGAATTGGAATATCAGAGCCAAAATTTTTATATTCCCTTTTCAAAATTAATATTTCTCTATCCGACCAAGTCCGCTTCCCCATAATCTGCTCTCCCAAAATGCTTAACTTCATTTGCCGACACCGGAAAATAACTACCCCTTTGAGCCTTATGTTCTATAGTATCCATCGGTAAAGGGTCTTTACTTGTCTTCCAAAACCACCATCGTTTCACTTCTTTGAAGCATCTAATAATATATCTGCCATTTAAAATCTCTTTATCTTTACATTCTGATGGGTAAAAAAACTGCTCATGCAAATCTTCTCTCTGCAAACCAGCCTTTACCTTTCCTATGAAAAAAGTTCCCATAAATGCATCTTTATATTTTGTAGCACCAACACCACCAGCTTTGATAATATACGAATTTTCAAGTAGGATGAGATCAGCAACTTTTTTAGCATTTGATAAAGATAATAAAACTTCTTTAGATTTCACTAATATTTTTGAGGGCTCCTCAGTACTGAGCTTAACCAAACACAGAGCTTTATCAACATTACCTGTCTTCGGATCTATTTTTCCTTTCAAAGCATTGAAATAAGATTCTATAGAATCCTCAGTTAATACCCATTGTATCAACTTGTCATCAAACTGCATTCTCAAATCACAATGCAGACTATGGCCCTGAATCAACTCAGCTAATGAAATTTTCTTCCGTTTCCATTCTTTAGTTTCCTCAGGTTCTAATCCACGAATATGAAATTGTGAAAATACCACCCCTTCCTTATAATCAGGGTAAAATTCTTTAGGCAAAGGTTCGTTTTCCTTGGCATATTTATCGTAAATTTCTTTGGATATTTTCTTATTCTGAATACTGGTTTTAACGTCTTCGTTAATTCCCTTTTTTATAAGAGTTTCTTTTTGGAGAATTTGTTTTATAATATGTTCCAAAACTTCTATTCCATCCAGTGATTCATTCTCTGGAACAGATTGTACAGACATACCAATATGATTTTTATAATAATAAAATTCGGCATTTGCTGTTTCATATCGATCAACACCTTCTACCAATATTCTTAATATGGAGCCTTTGGCAACATCACAATCAGTATTCTTGCTCTTTCCGATAACGTTATAAAATTTATCTTTAAATTTAATCACTGCATTCTTATCTTCTTTTTCAACAGCTTCAGCCCATTCTTTTGAAATACCCCCGCAGGCAAGGATATAATTATAAGAATCAACAGAATCACCTTCTTTTGCAATTCGATGTTTTCCTACAACCAAAGCATTTATCTTATTTTCTTTTTCAATAAAATCCTCATATTTCAATATGCTGTTATCCTTCAGAATCTTTCCTTTCCATTCCTTCAAAACTTTATTAACCTCATCTTCATGTTTCAATAAATCTTTCCTCAAATTGGTTAAATAAATTGCTTTTGGTTTCAATTCTTTGGCTAACTCTATCAAATTCTTGAATGAAAGATTATCCGTTGTTTCATCATCTTCATCATAGTTACCCGCCCCCATCAACCAAATCGTATCTTTTATTAAATTTTTTGCAGGTAGATCAAGAGTCATAAATTCAGGAATAACAGAAAACCTCAAAACACCAACATCCATTCTTACCCCCATTGAGGGAATATCTACTTTATGAGTAGTTTTAATTGGTATTAGAGTAAGACCATCAAACACCAACGGTTTCAAAATAGGATGAAAATCATTTGGAGGTAATTTATCAAGAACAGCACCAATAGAATAAACAGGAATCTTATCATATTCTTTAATATATTCCCAATGATCTTTATCAGATTGAGTAATGATAATAGCATTAATATCTTCATCAATTACCGACCTATGAACAGCAGGGTCAATTAGAACATTCTTACCTCTATGAGAAACCAATAAACTGAAATGCTTCCCAAGAACAGAATGGGATTGTGCAATCGAACCAAGAACTTTGATATAAAAATCCTGAACTTTGGTTATTCGCTTCCTTAATTCTTCATCTAATGACCATTTGCCTACTAATTCCCATTTACCCACTCTTATGTTTCTATTCCTAAATTCAGAAATCAGAATTCCATACCTGTCAAAAAATTTATCCCAGTCAACAGCAATAAACAGATTCTCTTTTTCAAATTCTATATATTTATCAAAAAATTGCTTTGACCGAAGCCTCAATTGATAAAGGTCATTCATACTTGCCTTTTCTATCGTGTCTACAGAAATCTCTTCTATTCTCATGACATTCCCCTTCTAATTGGGTGGTTCTTCCCCTTCTTTTTTTATCACTCTATACAGTATTGCCCCTGGTCTGGGTAATAAAAGTTTGTCTTCCCCCTCAATTATTCCTTTTCCCAAACAATGCGGGCATACTTCGGAAACCTTAATTTCATTTACCGCATTATCTGCGCCCAATCTCAATTCGAGTTTCTCAATTTTACCAAACCCATTACAATAAGGGCAAAGCATCTTCGTGAAGCGCATTGTTACTCCTTATAACCAGTACCTTTATCCGATCTTGCATTCATATTAACTAAAGCCATATAGCTTATAAATTCTGCTTTCTTCAAACTTTCTTCCAAAGAAAAACCATCTTGAATAAACATAATCATATTAAAGAATTCTCCTAACCTACAAAAACTACAGTGAGAATTGGCAGCTTCGCAAGATTGGCAAACCAACTTTTTAATTTCCCAAATATCTTCTTTCAAATCTGGATGCTTCTTTTTAAGAAAAGATTGGGGGGATACATTAAAAAAGCCGGCAAGTTTCATGATAGTCTTCTTCATAGGCATTCTGTTTCCATAATATAAAGCTCTAATAGTATTTGGAGAAATACCTATTGTTCTCCCAACCACAATAAAAGGGTATTTTCTGTTAGGAAATTTTCTAATCAACCAAAATCTCAATATATCTCTAAATTCTGCTTTAGTCATTTTCTGATTCTTTGCAGACATCTTTTCCTCAAAATAATGGTCTTGAAAAACCATCCATAAGCTCACTAAATAAATCCAGAACCCTGTTCAACCTTTTTTCAACATGAGCAACCATAAATTTCTTATGATTAGAATAATAATCGGATAAGGCTGATGAGACCAACTTGGTTTCTTCTTTGGTTAAATATATTCCCCTTTGAATCGAATCTTTATTCTCTAACATTTAATTATCAGCTCCCTTTCAATCAAAAAATCCCATAATTACTACTGCTATTATTATGAATATCACCAAGACTGCAACCACGGCAATTAATGTATTCATCAAGCTCCCCTAAATTGATATGGTTTCCAATTGCTTCTTAATATCTCTAATATATGACATTCGACGTGCCCCATAATATCTGACCAAAACTCTTTCTAACGTACTTGATTCATTCATAAAGTATCGAAGGATATAAGCACCCGCTTGAATGTTATTTCTAATTTTAAAGATATCTTCCCTATTTTCAATGATGCCTTCTTCAATCAAATCGTCAACCCACATTGGTGAGCCATTTGGGAATGTCAACATTATTTGCATCAACCCCTTAGCTCCTAATCTCGAAACCGCTTTATGATTCCAATAGGATTCAACATGAATTACCGCCATTAACAATTTTGGGTCAATGTCGTACTCAAACGAAAAGTCATAAATGCTATCAGCTATTTCAAATGCCTGTTTGTCTGATATATCCCTTCTAATGCTTTTAATATGCCCCTGAATATTAATTATGATTTCCGGAACATAATCAGCATCTTCAAAATAAGCCTTCTTTGAAAAACTTTTAACCGGTGCCTCAACCTCCACAGATTGAAACGTTGCTATTACTATTGATATAATTATTATTGTCTTACTCAAAAATGCATCGACGTCCATCAGTTTCCTCCTTATTATGGAAGCTGGCTTTGGGCGCTTCTTTTTATTTTAATTCCCTCTCTCCTTTCTTTTTAAAAGCCAACTTTTTCTTTAGTGAAATACCACACAATTTTTATGACTGTCAGTGGCATTTTTATAAATAAAATTCGTGCTATGTCTTTTAATATTCTAAACAATGTTTTGCTACTTTCCTTCACTATCTTTTCCTATCAATTCATAATGGGTTTTCTTCAAGGCTCCTTTGGTATTTGTTCTTGTGTCCAAAGCATGCTTATAAATGGTAAGTGTGGCAATACTGCCCACCTCGCAGACAAGTTCAATTTTATAAGCATCCTTGATTTCTTCATCAGTAAGATTGGGAAAGATTCTTTTTATCATAGATATCTGATCACAATCCGTTAAAATTGCCATTTTCTTGCCCCCTACACTTATTCATTATCTACTTGGTTAACCCTCTTTTTTGATTTGACTATTGGCTCTACCGCCTCCTCATCCCCCTCTTCTGCTTCCATTTCAATCACTGGGGCTTCTTCCGGTTCAACAGTCTCTTCCGTCTCTTCAACTTCCCCTGTTTTCTCAATAGATGTTTCAGAAGAATCCTTCTTTCCAGATATTCCTTCCTTATATTGTTTATGCATTTCCTTTATTACATCATCCATACCAACAATTCGTTCATTCAATAATTTATTATTCCTTTTAAGCTCATCAATCTTCCCAATATACGGATTGGTATCCTGAATGACCCGCCAGAACCTTTTTGTCAAATCATAAATTGAGAATCTCGGGCTGATGGCTATCGCCCCTCTATCAGTAAACCTAAATATTTCTTCTCCCTCGGGGGTGAGCGCCAATGTTTCTTGACCTTTCCTACAAAGTGAGATTCCGTGTTCTCTCTCTCGAAGACTTTTGATAAGGAATCCAAATTCTTTCTGCTTGTCAACTGGAACAAATTTCTGAAAGCTTTCCAATTCCGACATTAACAGTTTAAAACCTTTAGGTGGGCTCTGAAATGGCATTTTCATTCTCCTTTCAAATTTTTAAATCCATTAAAAAAGTCAGTGCATCGCTGCCATACTTCTGTAAACAACCAATATTCCCTATTATTCTGAGGAACAAGTAATGGCTTATCAGAATTTTCTTTTGAATAATCCTTCTCCAATTCTTTTATGAAAGCATCTCCTAAATGATTCTCTAAAATACTGATGGCTTTGTCTAATAATTCGGCACGCTTATCATTTGTATCATTCATGGATTTAATAAGCGGATTATCTAAATCTCCAGACCATTTACAATTGCAATTTTCACGATATGCCTTTAATATTCTTATTGAATAGCCATCATTTGGTGTTGCATCAATACATTGTATAGATTCTTGTGTTACATCTGGTAGTTTATTCATCATTCATTCCTTGTTACATTTTGGGCAATACATTTCAACTTTCAACGTTTCAGCTTTCACTGCGCATCTCCTTTTCAAAATAGATTACAATTTATTTTGGGGCGGTTGTCTACCATCATTAACCTTCATTTCTATCAGCTCTAAAAAGGTATGCTAATTGTACAATCGTATTTGGTTAATAGCAATTTAAAAAGAACAAAGTGGTTTTTAAACCGATACCACCAAACAGAAACAACCGCCCCAATTTCTATATTTTTGGCATCCTCTGATTCATCCATTTTAAAGCACCAAACCCTCGGATTAATAGTAGACTATGCATCTATACGAGAAAGTACGGTGGTTCCTGGAATGTTCCAATAAATGCAAGGTTGCCGTAACCACCCAAGGATTGACCAGTACCACTTACTATAAAACGCCGTTGCTCTTTCATTCGATCCGTATCCACTTTCGCCCACATACATGGACTGCCGTCCCGTATTTGTATGGATAAAATTTCAGCCCCCTCAGGTAAATATAAATCAATAAAACCTTGTCCTGTGAACGGGTACTTGTAAACTGCAATCATAATTCATTCTCCTTTCAAGTTTTATTATCTACGGTCATCAATCCTCTTCACGTCTTTAATATGGAATAAACCATCATCATTTTCATCAACGACTTCTCCCTGTTGATTTTCCACCTTAGCATTCAATTCAACCAATTCATCATTTTGCTGGGCAAGAATCTCATTAACCAGTTTATGACGTTGCTCTCTGGTATAATAATCAAACTCACTGGCAATACGCAATGTGCTTTTAACAATTGATAACATTTTTAGGAATTGTTGCTCTGAAAGTCTCATTTCTTGCTGTCCTTTCTAATTATGTATCATAGCGTCAATGCTCATCAGTACAAATAATAATGATACACCAAGCCAATGGTATGCATTGACATAAATTGCAAATACTGCTATGAGTGAGGCAATTGCCCCAAAAATAACTTTGGAATTCATTTTTTCTTTCCACCTTCCAGTTTCCTAATAGCTGCTTTGAGTGTCTTGACCTCATTCTCTCTCAATGCAATCCTTCGAGCAGTCTTTTCAACTTTCTCAACCGGCTCACTTTTGAGAGTAGCAAGATTTGCCTCATAGAGTTTCAATTCCTTCTTCAGATATTCAATAAGGTTCTTTATTGATTCATAGTGATTTGACATGGTTGTCTACCTCCACAGTTTAAATACAGTATTCCAAGCAAGTATAAAAGCAATAACAAATCCTGTCGCCGCTATAACTCTACCCCATTTTTTGGTATTGGCTTAATTGGAACTTTTATTATTTTACCCTCTGCAAAAGTTTTAGTTTCAGCCGGAGTAAATCGATAAATGTTCGGCTTCTTTGGAACTGACTTCATTCCTAACTTGGCATAGAAAGGTCTGGCTGCTGGAATTGCATCTACTTGCATTCCTAATTTGGCCTTTGATGCCACATTTGCAACTTCACGAAAAACTTTCGTACCTGCCCCCGCTACTTCTCCAGTGCTACCCAATTCCCATACCATCATGTGTTTTCCCTCACGGGCATAACTTGCAGCTGATAATACCTTTTTGGTTTTCGGGTTCAAAACAATGGCAACCTTTCTTCTAAAATCACCCAATGCTGCCCTTGTTGCAATTCCTCTCAGTCCTTTAATACCAACAAGTTCTTCAGCAAGCTCTCCTCTCTTTCCAACTTCATCAATACCCAAATGTTGTGGCTTTTCTAATAAAGGAACAGGCTTTTTCCTTCCTCGAATTGACAGCCAAGCGCAACGGCATCCAGTATGCACCGGTATCATCCCCCTTGCTTCTGCCATATCAAACCTGCTGCCATTCAAATCAGCACATATCGGGCAACACCCCGCAGCAGCCAAAAACTCTACCCTTTCAATTCCTGCTTCCGTATAGCCTTCCAATGTACCTTCAGACTGTGCTCTTGCCGTCTCTGTCCTTGCAATCATATCAGCTCGTTGTCTATGTAGCTTCCTCGAATAGGCATCTGTCTTTTTAGTTTTCTGAGCCATAGACAAGTCTGGTCTTTTCTTATCAAGGAAACCTTTGTACGTATGAACCGCCTTAGCTTGTCTTTCATTCAACCCAACCATGCCTCGTATGCCCTTTGCCACTTGAGACATACCCCGCCCCTCTTTGATACCTTCTCCAATGGAATAAGCAATAGCCTTTCTTGTCTCTCTGGTTATTCCTTTAATGGCATTGCCCACAATCTTATCTGCAATAGCAACACTTCTCGGATTGTAAATATCAAAACTTCCTTCAACTCCCATAAACTTAAAACTGTCTTGCCCGCTGTCTGCCATTACGTCCAAAGTAGCAGGCTTCAGAATAGTCTTACCTTTCTTTTCTATAAAGTCCCAGTCTGTAAATTTGGTAGCAATCTTATATCCCCCTGCCTTAGAAAAAGTCTTCTTAATATCACTGTTTACTGTCTTAATCAAGAAGTCCATCCATTCATCAACAGCAGAACGATATTTAGGTAGAAATCGATCGAATGAGCAGTTGACCATTCTCTGTAGAGTACGATGTTTGTCTGCCTTTATTAGTAAAGATGACAAAGCGTCTACCAATCTATCTTTCTCTATATCATTAATATTCAACACACGTCACCAAACGCTTTCTTATTGATATATTAATACTTCTTTCTTACATAAGTTATTTTTATGCTCTTTCGAATCCCTCGGTGTCTAACAGATAATAAGTCATTGAGAGACAATAACATATAGAAAACACTATACCGAGGTATGTTTTGGACACTTACATACATTTTAGAGCTTACTCAATACTATATCAGTTGATATATTCAATATTCTCATTCTTTCCTATCTCTCAAAATTAATGTTTAAATGTATATATCTTTTACGTGTTTTATATACTTCTGTACATATAAAAACATATAACAAAAATATTATATTATTGCCATTCAATAAGTTACACGATTCGAGAATATGCGCATAAGTACCTTTATGTAAACCTAAACCCGAAACAGGTGGGGATAATCTACTAATTAACCTTTAACAAAAAACCCTCTGCTTCCCTTTTCTTCCTTATACGGTGTATAGCCTCTGGTAGCACACCAAATCTTTCTGCTATGTGTTTCTGACTCACACCGGCTGCTAATAAAGACATTACCCTGTCCTTCTGGGCTTCTGTTAATCGAGGACGATATGGTTCTCTATTCATTCCCCTTCATTCCTTTTTCTTTTGTATCATCATAACTAAAACAGTTGCAAGTACAATATCAATAGTAAATCCCACTATAGCCACAACTACACTAAGCTTCGCAATTACTACTTGTATTCCAATCAAAGCTTCAACAATTTCAGCTTCCATTATCACCTTCTCCTTTCATCCTATAAATGTTTTCCTCACATAGCTATAGTCGAAGCATGACTTTCTGGGTTAGTTGAAAACCAGCGGACATTTCCTATAAGTGAAATAGTTCTATCATGCCCATTGGATAAACGCATCCACAATATATAGCCACCTTGCCTTACCTGAGAACATTCAAATATTTCCAAATAACCATCACACCATCTCACGTTCGTACGTCATTCATTCGATACCCCTTTCATTCCATTGACATTTTAACTCTTTCTTCTGTGAATCTGTCATTATACAATCCCTGTAGAATACGATGCCTATTGCTTTTCTCAGGGGTAGCAGATGTGATTCCCGTAACCCCCACTCTACCCTTACTGTCTACCATCTCTCTCATTACTCTATATATATCCTTATTACATCATGTTCATTTACAATATCATCAAATATTCTTCTATACATCTTTCTTTGTTTATATTTCTTCATCTATTCTTTCTACAAAATCATATCTAATTTAACTATTCATACATTTGTCTACATTTTCATCTTAAATGGTCTTGTTTGCCTCCAGATCGTGAATGTTGCCAATGCACTTGTATGAGTCAAGTTGTTTTAGTTGAACACTTAATTCCAGTTTATCAAGAAAGAAGCAGAACCCGTTATATACAAGCGGTATATTAAACTTATTTATCTCAGGGACCTCTTCGTCAAGTGTAATTGTACATTCAATTCTATCCCCTGTAAACCACCATTCATCACCCACCTTGACACCAGGTTCGAAGGCATCATACATAATAGGACTACAACTTCCCGCGAGCCATTGATTAGAAGCTGGTAACTCCTTGTAATATGTGGTTATGATATGAGGTTCTTTAAAACTATCAATATCTTCAAGCCATTCCCGTTTATATCCTACCACTATGCCTTTTAACAGTAGCCGTTTCATTTCTTCATTCTGCGCCATTGGTAGCCTCACTTTTTATCGCATAAGAACTTTTTTAATTCCTTTTCATCTGGGGATGCCGGCTCCTCTGTCCAAATCCATCCACACCAAGATGTGTATGGTGTCTAATCCCCCAGATCACAAGTTTGTTTTATCATTAGGTATATTAGTAACACTAACAGGCAGCAAAGTAAGACAGCACCAACTTTCATGATTATTAGACCTATCATGCCCTTATCACCGCACAAAGACTTTTCAATATTCTTATCATTTCTTCCTCTTAGTTATTATTTACAAACCAGCCTCTGTATGAATATTTAATAGGAGCATCATTCATAAGACGCTTACCCACTCTTCTAAACAATTTACGGGCTTGTTTTTTCTTGTCAGCATGGTAACTTGTTGCATACTTCATTTCTTCCTCTTTTTCCTTGCCTCTCTGACAGAATGACTAATGTTAATCGTTTCTTTGATATCCTGCTCTTTCCATAAACGGTTTACAAAAGAAATCGTTTCCTCTCTATTCAGCTTTGGTGTAGCTTGGATTGGGCTCGCCATTACATTACCTATTATCTTCCCTTCATAGTCTGTAAGGTTTGTGGTTGTTTTCATGGCTTATTCCTTATTGTTTAAATATATCAAAAGAATTTCCCTCTGGATTGAATATCCATATTTTAGTGAAATCTTCTAATTCTATTTTTATATTCTTGCTTTCGGCTATTTTAATAAAGCAGTCCAAACACAAACAGCCCTCATATCTACCGTTTACTTCAATCCATTTATTATCCTTTACATCTATTGTTAATCGATCGCCACTCCCACATCTATAACAAGATTCATATTTCCAATTTATAATTTCCCTAAAACGTAATAAGTGTTTAAATCTTGCCCAAAACCTTTTAAAAATTGTAT